AAATTAAAAGACGCAAACAGAGAGATTAAATACAATGGCAACGGGACGCATTAGTAGAAAAGTATTAGATCACATAGCACAAATAAACAAAGAGAACAAAGCTATGAGTTTAGCTAAAGAATTAAAAAAAGAAGTAGAAACTGGTAAACATGGTACACAAAAATATGTTGTTAAAGAAGGTGAGAATAAAGGTAAAGTAATATGATAACAGAAGTTGTGGTAGCCCTACTGATGTTTGTAAACGGAGAGATTAAGGAACACCTCATTCAAGATAACATGGCTGCGTGCCTTCGCGGGAAGCGTACCGCAGAAAGACAATACAGTGAATCTGTATCCTATAAATGTTATAAAGGTAAAGCACAAACAGAAGTATACCAAGAAAGAAAATCAATAAAAGCATTGATATTGGAGTAACTATGGAACTGACACGAAATTTTAGTTTACAAGAGCTTATTAAATCAGACACCGCTATTCGTTTGGATATCAATAACAATCCTAACTCAGGACAGATTGAAAAGTTAAAAGCATTATGTGAAAATATTTTACAACCCGTGCGAGATCATTTTGGCAGAGTTAAGGTAACGTCAGGTTTCCGTAGCGAGCAGCTGTGTTTAAAAATAGGTAGCTCAGTAAACAGCCAGCATGCAAAAGCTGAGGCCGCCGATTTCGAATGTATGGGTACAGATAATGCTGAGCTAGCTGACTGGATCAATAAGAACCTAGACTTTGACCAATTAATATTGGAGTTCTACACTCCTGGTGAGCCAAATAGTGGCTGGATACATTGCAGCTATACCCCTGATCAACCTAGAAAACAATTCTTGCATGCCTATAAATCAGATGGTAAAACTAAGTACAAACCAATTATAGGAAAAGCAACCGATTTAGTTTAATGGCCATATCAAGATCACAAATACCAAAAGAAGTTGAAGGCAAATTAAGAGGTGCTAGAAAAGGATCCAATGATAAGAGGAGACAGTTCCGATTACGAACTTCTAAAAAAGTGGTGCGAAACAGTTCCAGTATACAGTCCAAAAGATAGATTTTATTCTTGTGAAATAGGAGTCCGAGAAGGACTGGGTTCAAAAATTATAATGGACGCATTAAAAGAAAGATTAAAAGGTCTTCGCTATATGCATTTTGGGATAGATCCATATGGTAATTTGAATTATCAACATTATGATAAATCAGATTCATATACTTGTGATTATACAGATGAAATGTCTGAACAAATGGTCAAAGATTTTGAAGAATATCCTATGTTTAATTTTATTAAGATGACAGATACTCAATTTATGAATGAGAACGGTCACTTAGAATATTTTAACTTTGTTCACTTTGACGGACCACATATGACTAAAGATGTCCTAACAGAAGCTGTATGGTTTGCAAATAGATCATTAAAAGGGACTAGATTTGTGTTTGATGACTATCCTAAATACGATATGGAATTAATTCATAAGGTGCTTGAAAAATATGGGTTTTCTATAATAGAATCTGGGAGAAACAAAATATGCCTAGAAAGAACCCAATAGCCAAAAACTTACGGACTAGACGATTTAGACTGAAAGTGATAAAGTCTAAGAAAGTTTATAACAGGAGCAAATTTCAAAATGACAAAATTATGCCCGAGAGGGAAAGCAGCAGCAAAGAGAAAATTTAAGGTATATCCGTCTGCATACGCGAATGCATATGCAAGCAAAATTTGTGCTGGAAAAGCAAAAGATCCATCAGGTGTCAGAAGAAAAGATTGGGGCCCTAAGAAAAAGAAAGATGGCGGAGAAATAAAAATTAATAAAGTTATTAAAGGTTTAAAAAAAGCATCTAAACTTCATGCAGCACAAGCTAAAACTTTACAGACAGTAAAAAAAGCTGACGGTGGTATGATTGATATGACAAAGATGAAATATGTCTAAACAAGGAACATGCTGGGATGGTTATGTCCAAAAGGGCATGAAGAAAAAAGGAAAAAAAATGGTTCCTAATTGTGTCCCTGCTGGTATGAAAGAAGGTGGTTTAACCAAGTGGTTTAATCAAAAATGGGTCGATATAGGATCTAAGAAAAAAGGTGGAGGATTTAAAGAATGTGGAAGAAAATCTGCAAGTGGTTCAAAAAGAAAATATCCAAAGTGCGTCCCTGCTGCCAAAGCAGCGAGCATGACAGACTCTCAGAGGCGGAGTGCCGTTGCAAGGAAACGATCAGCGGGTAACCCTGGTGGAAAGCCCACTAATGTTGCTACCTTTGCAAAGAAACAATGTGGTGGTATAATAAATACAACTAAGTACAAAATTTTATAGGAGAATAAAATGCCAAGAAGAGAAGGTTTAAGACCAATAGGAGATTCAGTAAAGAAGATTATTGAAAAAATCCGTAAAGAACGTGAAGAGCGTCAAAATAGAAATAAATCTATTAGAACACAACCTAAACTTCCTGGTATGAAAAAAGGTGGAGATGTAAAAGGTTATATGTCAGGTGGTTTTGGTATATTCTCCAAAAAGAAAGCTCAAGCTGATGAACCTGATAAAAAAGAATCTAATGAGTCTAAGAAAAAGAAAAGACTTGAAGAATTGAAAAAGGAGATAGGTATGAAAAAAGGTGGTGAAATTCAAGGATATGAACAAGGAGGTATGACTAGTAAAAAAGGTGGAAGACGTAAGCCTAGTCGTCCTTTTTTTGGTTTACCTGGTAAACCATTACCGAGACCACGACCTGGGCCTGGGAGACCACCACCAAAAAAAAGAAAAGAATCTTCTCCAAAAAAACAAGATCCTAATTATGGGGTAGAGTTTAATAAAGACGGACCATCTAGACCAGGAAAAGATGTTACTGGATACATGGTTAAAAAAGGTGGCTTGATTGGTGGTCAGAAAAAACTTGACGCAAATAAAGATGGAAAGATTTCTGGAGATGATTTTAAAATCTTGAAAGCTAAAAATAACAAAATGAAAGGTGGCGGAATCGCTATCAAAGGAACTAACTTTAAAGGAGTATACTAATGGATAATTCAAAAATAAAAATGCATAAGAAAATGGCTATGTCTGGTAAATCACCTGTCGGTAAAATGGGCGGTGGTATGATGAAGCCTACAGGCTACAACAAAGGCGGAAGAGTAAGAAAACCAGTGACAGTTAAAGAAATTACACCAAAAGGTAAAAAAGGTGTTTTAATTTTTAAAGGCAAAGCTAAAGATTATAAAAACGTTGGCAAAAGTAAATAAGGGATATGTTTAAATGGCTACATCAGGAACTACAGCATTTGATTTATCAATTGATGACATTGTAGAAGAGGCTTATGAAAGATGTGGTCTATCAACTAATTCTGGTTACGATTTAAAAAAAGCTAGAAGAGGATTAAATGTTTTGTTTTCTGAGTGGGGAAACAGAGGCGTTCATCTTTGGAAAGTTGAAAAACAAGTTCAAGCATTAACTGCTGGTACTGCAACTTATACTACTCCTACATCTACTAATGATGTTTTGGAAGCATATATTTCAACTGCAGCAGCTCCAGGAACTAACGTTACCGATATTACATTATCTAAAATAGATAGGTCTACTTATGCAGCATTACCAAATAAAGGATCTACAGGTCAACCTTCACAATATTATGTAGATAGACAAACTACACCGACAATTACATTGTATTTAACTCCAGATGCCTCTACTTACACACATTTATGTTATTATACATTAAATAGAATTGAAGACGCGGGTGCTTACACAGATAATCCAGATATACCTTTTAGATTTTTACCGTGTATGATTTCTGGACTTGCCTTTTATATATCTTTGAAATATGCACCAGAAAGAACACAAGCTTTAAAAATGTATTATGAAGACGAACTTAAAAGAGCTTTGGATGAAGATGGTCAAAGAGCTTCTTTATTTATTTCACCAGCTAACTATTATCCAACGAGGAACTAATGGCACGATTTGCAAGAGGTAAAAATTCATTAGCTATATCCGACCGTTCTGGTCAGGCTTTTCCATATACTGAAATGGTAAAGGAATGGAATGGATCCATCGTCCATATTTCTGAGTTTGAACCGAAACATCCTCAATTAACACCTAAAGTTTATGGTTCTGATCCACAAGGTTTACTGGACGCTAGACCACAAAAACCTGATACTACCGCTAGTTTTACTTTATACATCAATAGCAATCCAACTAACGATCCTTTAATAAATAGTTTTAGTATGATTCCTTCCTCAAGTGATAATATATTAGGTACACCACTAACTAGTTTTTCTGCAGATATGTCAATTGGAAATGTCACCGTGGAGATATCATAATGGCAATTACCCATACTAATTTTTTAACACAAGTAAGAAATTATACAGAGGTAGATGCTAATGTATTGACTGACTCAATATTAGATCAATTTATTAGAAATGTTGAACTTGATGTGTCTGGTCAAGTAGATTACGACGATACAAGAAAATATGCTACTTCTTCATTTACCGCCAACAAACGATATCTTGTAACTCCAGCTGATTTTTTAATAATAAGATCTCTTCAAGTATTCGCGACTACATCAAATACTTCAGCAAGAACTTTTATGGAAAAAAGAGATACAAGTTTTATAACTGAATTCAATTCGAGTAGCGCAACAGGACAGCCTAAATATTATGCAAATTGGGATGCTACTACCATTGTAGTTGCTCCAACTCCAGATATTGCTTATGCAACACAATTGAATTATATTGTAACTCCTCCTCATTTTAATAGTTCTACAACTACTTACTTATCAGATTATCAGGAATCAATGTTATTACATGGAGTTTTAGCTGAAGCATTTTCTTTTCTAAAAGGCCCCTTGGATATGTACAATTTATACAAAAACAAGTATACTGAAGAATTAAAAGCTTTTGGTATCCAACAAATGGGTAGAAGAAGAAGAGCAGAATTCGATGATGGCGTTCCTAGAATGAAAGTACCGTCACCATCACCATAAAAAGGAGTTAAAAAATGGCAATAACAACTAACGCAATATGTAATTCATTTAAAAAAGAATTACTAGAAGGAAAACACGATTTTACACAAACTAGTGGAGATCAATTTAAATTAGCATTATACAATGATTCAGCAGTTTTAGGGAAATCAACAACTTCATTTACTACTGACAACCAAGTAAATGCTTCAGGTCAATATACATCAGGTGGAGGAAAATTAGCTAGATCAGGTCAGAATACATCAGTAGCATCAAGTGTAGCTATTGTAGATTTACCTAACAGATCATTTACTGGTGTAACACTTACAGCTAGAGGAGCATTAATTTATAATACTTCAAACTCTAATTCAGCTGTTTGTGTTTTAGATTTTGGTGGTAATAAAACTGCAACTGCAGGGACATTTACAATTCAATTTCCTGCATTTACAACATCTGCTGCAATATTAAGGTTACCGTAAGAGAGGTTTAGATGGCACTTGTCATTAACGA